ACTCAAGGAAGCAGACTATGAGTTGTATCACCCTGAGCATTCATGGATGGCATCTCACTTTGACTTTATTAGTGCTGATGGCACGACACTGGTCGAAGTGAAGAACTACAACCAATCTAAACGGAATCAATACGATGCAGATACTGCACTTATGCCTGCGGCCGACCGAGCGCAATGTATTCATGAGGCTACGGTACACAGGGTACAGCGCGTCATTCTTGCGGTGCTCTTTGGGGGACAAGAACTGGTACTTATCGACACGCAAGTATCAGACGCTGAAAAAGACGCGCTCATACAACTGGAAGCTGAGTTATGGGGCTCAATACAGGCCAAGCAGCCTCCAAGCGCGACTACGGTGGACGCGGCAAAGAAACTCTACCCCATATCCACTACGGCTGGGGTTCTAGCTAATGCTCAACTCGAACAAGCCTGCCAGCAACTGAAAGCAATCAAGAACCAGATCAAGCAGTTCGAGGAGGCAGAGGAAAAACTACAAGGCTTTATCCAAGGGCAGATGAAAGACGCAGGTTCACTCATCAGCTTTGACGGCAAGGTGCTTGCAACATGGAACAGTTCCAAAGGCTCCAAACGCTTTGATCCAAAGCTACTGCAAGCAGAGATGCCTGAAGTGTATGAGCGTTACGTTATTGAACAACCTGGCTCACGGAGGTTTTTAGTCAAATGAGCAATCTAGTCGATCCAACCAAACTTGATCAGTCGATCATTGATTCAATCGTACTCAGAGGAGACTTGAGTGGACTCAAGGAAGAACAACTCACTGGATACTACAACTATAGATGCTCGCAAGTCGGACTCGATCCTTCTGCGAAGCCGTTCGATCTTCTTGTCCTGTCAGGAAAGAAGGTCTTGTACGCGAATGCTGGGGCCACACAGCAACTCTCAAATCTGCATGGATTGTCCACTGCGATCACTAACCGAGAGAGAGTTGAGAATGTGTATCTTGTATCTGTCCGATGCACTGGCAAAGATGGACGAAGCTCTGAAAATCAGGGAGCAGTTGACATCGCAGGTCTTAATGGAGAGAGACTAGCTAATGCCCTGATGAAGGCTACAACCAAGGCGATACGCAGAACTGTACTTGCTCACTGCGGATTGGGGATGCTTGATGAAACTGAACTCGACACTATCCCGACTAATCAATATCAGAAGGTTGACATGCCGGTCGCTACGCCTCTACAACCGCTTGCTGAGGTCATTGAGGGTAAGTTCAAGGTGATGGTTCCTGATGGCGCTGGAAGCAAGGTTTACAGTTCTCACCAGGACGAATTACAGTGGCAGGACAACTTCTTTGCTTTGATCAACAAGATCGCTGACAGCAAGAAGATGAATAATGAGGAGAAGAATGCCAAGTTGGCGTCACTCTTTCGGGTCAACCACGAAACCATCAATAACTTTGGCGGGGTTGCAGCCATTGCATTCAAGAAACGCTGTCATGACCATGCGGTCGAAGGTTATATCGCAAAAAAGGTCGTGACTCTGGATGCGGAGGAAGACGTAGTGTTCGATTGACGCAGACGCAAGCAGTGCTTGAGCGTTTGCAGCAAGGAACGCTCACGCAACTGCAAGCCTATGCAGAGATTGGTTCAACAAGGCTCGCAGCCAGGGTCGAAGAACTAAGAAAGCAGGGTCACACGATCGTGACACACACCATCAACCGTAATGGCAAATCCTTTGCCGAATATCAACTTGTGAGGAAATGACAATGGCTTTTGAACAGCAACAAGGCAGTGGCGTACTTTTCACCGTCAAAGAGAAGAAGTCTGACAAAGCACCAGACTGGACTGGAACCTTTACCTGCGATCAGGCTTACAAGCCTGGTGATGTCATCAAGTTCAGTGCATGGACTAAGCGTAGTGCTTATGGCGATCTGATCTCGATACGGGTGAATAACTTTGTACCAGGCCAGATGCCACGCCAAGGACGTGAAGTCAGTTCGCATGACGATGACAGTGTTCCGTTTTGATGCTCTGCCCAAAATGCGCTGAACGAAGTGAATTCAACGATACGATCATCCTCGAGACACGCCGGTATGGCAGCAAAAAGCCTGCGAATGCTTGGGTGACACGCAGGCGACGTTGCGTCGCTTGCTTGTATCGGTTCTCAACGACAGAAGTCATTAAAGGCGCTAATGACAAAGTATGGGACGCTGCATTGCGGGAGGACATGGCATGACAAAACTGACAGAATCCCACATGAAGGTGCTTAAGTATCTTTCCAAGCGAAAGACTGAAGCCACTTTCAAAGACATTCAACTAAAAACCATGCTTGGTATTCCGACCGTCAAGTACGTCATTCGTGCGCTTCTCCATGATGGATACATCAAGAAACGATCAGACAGGCTTAATCGCCCGACAGAGCGCTACTACACTTTTGCCAGTTGGGAACCAGTCGAGAGAGCAATCATCAACAATCCGTTTCGTGCAGGTGTGCCATGAGTGAGATGAGCAGGGAAGAGATGCAGGCCAAGATGGAAACATTCTATGCGCTAACAAGAGAGTTGCGAGCCATGCTGGCAAGAACTGATCACAAACTCAGAGTCAGAGAGATGTTCATCCATGCTTTACTCGACCCTGATGCTTTTGGTTACAGCGTAGAAAATGCAGTCAGGGAAGAAGCCTGGAAAATCTTGCAAGGAGAACGCGATTGAGCAAGCTAGGCAAGACAAGAGGTGCCAGTTACGAGCGAGAGGTCTGTAATGCCCTCGCAGCGCGTTTAGGAACGAAGGTGACGCGTGTACTAGGGCAAGCAAGAGATGGCGGCTCAGACATCGATCTAGGGCCATTCATGATTGAATGCAAGCGTCGTAGGAAGATCGCACTCTACGAATGGATGGAACAAGCCAAGGTTTCATCCAAAGGTGAGAAAGTACCGGTTGTGATTTGCAGGGCTGATGGCAAGGAGAGTCTAGTGATCTTTAGACTTGACGATGCGATCACGCTCATGCAGAATGAATTGTGACTCCGCTGAATCTGCCAGTAGGTTAAGCGCTTGAGGCAAGCGAGCAGATAGCCTCATCACGTTGTCTCCCCCTGTGAGTAAGTGGATTTTGCCCCGTCCTAGCGACGGGGTTTTCTTTTCGCAGTCTTTGCGGATTCTCGAAAATTCTTGGCGGTGGGGGAGCCTTTACTACCTGGCTTTCTCATCTTCTCGCCAGAGCCTGCTGCAATGCGAGCACGTTTAGCATGTATGTTTGCGTACAGTCCTTGTTTCATCTAACACCTCCAGCGTCTACGGGCAGCCTTGCCTCTAGGGCCAGACCATGATCGTGATCGAGCACAGAAACTCTTCTTCCTAGCCTTTTCTCTTGGCGTTGAGGGGTTAGGTGCAGGCGCTTGCAGATTGGAGCCTGTAGCCCTGTTATAAGCCTTCCTGCCGGCCTCTGTCATGCCACCACCTTCAGCTACTGACTGAAAGTGCCTTCCTTTGCCGCGGGTTGTCTTTGCAATCGGGTTTGCCATGCTTACCTCATCATCAGTGCTTCAGCTTCTCGACGCTTCGTCAACCCTGGAAGCACTCGGCCAGCAGCCTTGTTCCACTTGCGGCATTCAACCGCTGCACCCTCCCAGTCGCTTGCGTCAATGCGTTTCTTGAAGGTAGAGATTCTGTAATTACCCAAGCCACAGTTATAGGCCCAACTGATGACTGCGGCAATACGTCTTGGGCTTGCAGAAAGAAGCCGTGGTGAGAGTTTTACCAGTCCGGATACGAAGTGCCTGACATGCTCCTGAAGGGCAGTTTCGGCCTGTTCTTTTGACCAGACAGTGTATTGCCTAATATCACGACCAGTAGAACCATAGCCAATAGTCCAAGGGTCGCCACCAGTAGCGGGGTCAGGATAAGCACAGCAACCACCGTCAGGCAGCCTTCGAGCATAGCCTTCAAAGGGCTTGATGAGTACGTTGACGGCAAGCTCAATCGCTTCATTCACTTGTACTTCTCTATGCTTCTTCCAACAAACCAGAAAGTCAGCACCATGGTGAACAAACCAAAGTCATCTTCATCCCAACACTTAACAATCACTTCATGCCACGGCGCATTGCTTTGAAACGCCATAACAAGCGTAGCCGCCTTGACTGTCGCATACATAAAGAACAAAGCCCAAGTAATGCCTGGACGAACCAGCGCTGAGATGCCAGCCACAAACCAACCTGCTGCTTGAGCCGTTTGACTCTGTTCTTCAAAGGCCGCTTTGATGGTATCAAGTTGCTGAACACTGTAGTCAACATACTTCTCCTCCATCTTAAAAGTGCCACGCATCTTCTCAAGATCAGTCTGCAACTGGAACATGTTGAGTTCATGCTGGCGTTCGTTCTTTTTGTCCAAGAACTTCAAAACTTCAGGGGCAAGCCTGAACAGGCCACCAAAGATGGAACCAAGCAAACCACCGCCAAGTAGCTCAAACATCAGTGATCTCCGTTCTTGTTAATTTCCTCACGGGCTTTGCGCGACTCTCGCTCAATTTTCTCACCGCGCAACTGTAGTACTGTTTGCAACTTCTCATCCAGCCGAATCAAATCGTTATCCAGCATTCTGACCCGATCAATGAGACTAATGACAGATTTTTTGGCTTGGCTCAGGGTTGGATCAATCTCTTCAGTTGACCACTTCCAAACATAAAAAACCAAGTAAATCAAACCAACTACGGCAATGGTCGGAAAGCCATACTCCTCAACCAGTTTGCCGAGATTGAAGTCCATCAGTCTTTCCTGTTGTCCTCTTTCTCAGCCCTTGCCAAGCGCCCATAATCAGGCTGCAAACCAAGACTGTGGGTTACTTTGACATCAATCCGTTGAAGCTGTGTGTTCATCGTCTCAATGCGCTTTTCAAGCTGCGTGACCATAGTTGCCACACTGTTGACGCCACTTGTAACACCAGCCAAAATAAATTTCAGCGTCAAAAAAACAAAGTAACCACCAACACAGGCGGCGGCAATAGGCAAGCCCACAGAATGAACAAACACAAAAAGGTCAAGGCTCATGATTACGGCTCAACAGGCCACTGAATATCCCAAGGGAAACCTCCGCCAAGTAGTTCAAACATGATTACCCCCTTGCGGTAATTTGATCTGCGCCTTTCTTGACCGTGACTTTGCTGCCTTCAACGTCCACTTGCATGGGAGGCTCAGCACGGTCTAGCTTGTCAAGACGGTGGATCAAATCTTTGATGACCTCAAACTCAGGTTTTTCTTGCTTCGCAGCAGTGCCAGCGATACCGTTGAGCATCTGGATAAGTGCAGTGAGTGAAGCGCCGAGCAAACCCATCACAGCGGCGATCTTTTCACCTTCTAAAAAGAGGGACGCGCCAACACCCACGAGTACAATCAGGAAGATGTATAGCAGCCCATCTTCGCCAATCGCTTTTCCAGCAACTTCTTTGGCTGAGTCCTGAGCCTTGAGTTCCTCAAGCCGAATCTTAGCTTGCGCTTTAAGGACTGCTAACTCGTGAGTCTTATCATCCATTACTTGTTCAGAATCTGGTCAATGCGCGAATGCGCCTTATCCGTTGAACTATGCAGCACTTCAACCCTAGCTTTGAGTTCTGCCAGGTCTGATCGAATTGCTACATACGCACCAAAAGCACCGGCAGCAGCACCAATCAAGGCTTGTATGACTACTGAAATCGAGATTTCCATACCTACAGCCCCTCTCCTGGCGTGATGTAAACAAAACCAGTGCCGCTTGAAACAATGCCTGAAACGTAAAGCGTAGCCTGTGCAGAGATTGCAGCCTGTGGCACAGAGAATAT